TGAAGGCTGAGAGGGATATTATTTCCTCTTGGCTTTACAGTGGTATTTCTTTGGAAAAAGCACAGGCAAAATACCGTACACTCTATAAGCTAGGACGTGATGAACATGTCCAACTTGGCGATCAGAGTCGCATAACTCAAATCGCAAGAGAACTTAAAGGCATCAATAGTAGTATTAGGATTATGAAAGACGAACTTGTGTCGATGCTCCAGAATCACCGTGCTACTCGTGCTTTGAGAGAAGAGTATGTTGTTGACCGCAATATCATATCCGTGTTTGAATCTATGCTTACCAGAACATTGGGGATGCAGACCGGAAGACTTTACGACGATTTCATGGTTATTCGTACATACTATTTTGATGTGATCGAAGATATGATTTTGAATGGATATACCTACAAAGGGGAGAAGTATATTTGCTTCACTGCATCAGCAGGTCAGATTCGCACAAAGAAGACTGTGTTTATAAAGGAGCGAGTTTGGCAGCAATATCAAAAAACACTGATGTGTGGACTGAGCGTACAACGAATCAATGAGCTTGGCGGTATCAACATCAATAAGTATTTGGCATACTTAGCTCTCTGTAATAGTGCGACAGATCCTTGGCCTGAGTTCGACATCAGAAAATCAATCGTTGTAGATGATATGGAGACGATGGTTAGCGGTGTTGTTGACTTCATCGATCATAGATCGTATGAGATAAGTAGAAAAGAGATGGATATTCCAATCACGCATACAGATGGATGCGGTATGGTATTGCCAAATCTTTGTGCCAAAAATGCTATGGTACGCTTGCCCTGGGTGAAAGGTCTCCTTGCTGTATTCCCATTTGATAAGTTTATTTTAGAAGCAGATAAAGTATGTCCGGAAACCAATCATGCAATCGTTACAGATGTCTATGGTATAGAGCATGATGTTATTGCAGAAGGTATAGAGGTCATTTTTACGAAAAGCCAGTTCAAGATGTACAAGTATTATTCTAGTTGGGATGAATACATAGATATGTATTTGGAAAATGGTTGTTCGGCTGGTCGCTGTAATATCGAAGAAGACTTTCTGCCGGATGCAAAGCTTAATTATCAGATGCTTCAAACGCTTACTGATATTACTGATGATGAGCTTCTATCATTGGCTGGAAAGACTATTGAGAAGATAACTAATATCGCATCTAATAAGGAAACAATGTTGGATGTATTTGGTGCTTCAGATCAATATGTTAATCGCAACGGTTTTCAAAAGTGCCTCAATATTTACCCTGAGCTTCTATCTGATCCTTATACGAAAGAGATGTTGCGGCAGATTAAGAAAAACCTAGTAACAGAAGCCAAGTCAGCTAAAATTGATTTAGCGGCGAAGTATATGTTCCTAATCCCAGATTTGTATGCGTTCTGTGAATGGTTATTCTTAGGAAACAAAAATCCAAACGGATTACTGAAGGATGGCGAGGTATCTTGCTATTTATACAGACAGTATGAGAAACTGGATTGCTTAAGATCTCCGCATCTATATAGAGAACATGCTGTGCGTAAAAATGTAGTGAATCGGGATACCAGGAAATGGTATTCTCAGAATGCAATTTACACTAGCTGCCATGATCTTATTTCCAAAATCTTGCAGTTCGATTGTGATGGTGATAAAAGTTTGGTTTGCGCTGACGAGACGCTAATCAAAATTGCTGAAAGAAATATGGATGGTATTGTACCACTCTACTATGAGATGGCTAAAGCTGGAGCTGTAATGATAAGCAACGACGAAATTTTCAGAGGTCTTCGTGCGGCTTGGACTGGCGGCAATATCGGTGTAATAAGTAATGACATTACAAAGATCTGGAATAGTAGTGATGTAGATATTGATGCAATCAAGATACTTTGCATGGAAAATAATTTCTGTATTGACTATGCTAAGACACTGTACAAACCAGTTCGACCAGACGATGTGAATGCTCGCCTATCACGAGTGACTAGCATGAAAGCCCCACATTTTTTCGTATATGCTAAAAAGAAGGATGATAGCCGTGTCCAAAAAGCTAATTCAAGTGTTGTTAATAATCTGGATGATATCATTCCTAATAAGCGTATGGTCTTCTCCGCAAAGAATCTGGGAGCATTTAGGTATCGATATATGCTTTCTGATCCAGGCCGTAACATTACAGTGGAACCTCAGATAGTTAAGTTGTATGATGATGTTGAAAAGCAATATAGATATTCAATCAGCTTTTACGATGACGATACAAACTATGGATATGTCAGAGACTCGATCTTGCATAAGTTTGGAGAACTCGATCATAGTTTGAATGATGTATGCGATATGCTTGTGAAGTATCTATTTCATACCAAGCAGAGCAAGCGCAAAAATGTGTTCTGGATGTGCTTTGGCGATATGGTGTATGAGAATCTTCATCGAAACATTCCTTCTGGATCTATTCAGTGTAGAAAGTGTGGGGAGCGCTTCATGCCTGTTACGCCGCAGCAAAGAGTGTGTTCAAAATGCTCTACATATAAACCGGTTGCCAGGAGAGTTATGCGTTGTATTGATTGTGGTATCGAGTTTGAGGTTTCTAGCAGCGTGAAGAATAAGAAGCGCTGCGATTCATGTCAGTCGGAGAAAATGAAACAGTATGAACGGGAGAAAAAGCGTAAACAAAGGTCGGCAGCATAAGATTGTCCCCATGTTTTATTTCAAAGTTTATACTTCGGAAAAGTGCGTTAATCAACGGAGATACGGTCTATAAAAATGGTTAACTTCAGACCATTTTTCATGCCAAAATGTATGTTGGTCAACGATATTTTCTATGCCAAAAAGAAAACGAGCTTTAAGGGAAGAAAACCGTAAGTATTAAGATAGTCGGTGTCTCCTGTCTGTGGGCTGTAGTTTTTCTACAGCCTTGGACATCTTATAGAAAAAGGAATGAAGATATTTTATGATTCCAGTTACAAAAGAAGAGGCTCGTATTCTTCGGGAACTGTATCCCGATTTCAAGGTGACTCGTACAATGGTGCAGGATTCTAAGCGCCATCATTACTATGCAACAGAAGAAGAGGGCATGATGAGGGCAATTGCAAAGACAAACGATGCGGCTGCCGAAATTGTTGCAAGGATTGATAAAGAGCGTGAGCTGAGACGTAAGCGGTTTAGTCAGCAGAGAGGTCGATATCATGGCAGCAGTAGAGAAGCTTGAATTTTATTGCAATGCTGTTATCGATGCTAACGATATGACAATTACCGAATACGATCCCGATGATGTTCAGGTTCATAATATTGCTGACATTTGTAAACGCTGGCATGGTGTTGAAGGTGTGACAATTACGATTAGTGCAACAACGCCTTTGCCCGGAAAGAGGGATGTAGCATGAGTACGAATCCAAAGTACCAGAAATTGGAAAATGAAGATAGCTATGAGTATGGTTTAAGATTGATTGAGCTGAAAGTTGAACAGAATCCATCTGATCTTGAATGGTCTGATATCGTTGATTTGCTTGGCTTAAATGTTCATTATGACAGTCTGCGTAAAGCCGCAAATGTGACACCATATTCTGGTTATAACGTTATGAAGCATTTTAAAGCAAAGATGGCATCCGGAGAGTTATCTGGATCGACATACATGGATGAGTTAGATAAGAAGATGTTGGAGTTCAAAATGGAACGTCAGCGCTTCTTTGACCAAAGAAATGCTTTAAATAAGGTTGTTCGTGGTTTGGCCCGTGGTGAAGAGAATTATGATATTCTGGAACGAGCAATAATGAATGGTGCTTTGCCTCAGCTTTCTTACATCCCTACTCACATTGAACCATCCGATAAAGATTTGCTTGTTAGCCTAAATGATTTGCATTTTGGAGCATACATAGATAATTATTGGAATTACTATAATTCTGATGTATGCCGACTACTCCTACAGGAGTATATTGGACGTATTCTTGAAATTGCAGATCTTTTTGGAGCAGAGAATTGCTACATATGGGCTAACGGAGATTTAATCAGTGGAAATATCCACAAGTCTATCGCTGTTTCCAATAGAGAAAATGTAATTCAGCAAGTAGTTGGTGTCTCTGAGCTTGTTGCCCAATTTCTAGCAGAGCTTAGCAAGCACTTTAAGCATGTATATTTTGCATCTGTTGCAGGAAACCATTCTAGGATTGAAGAGAAAAATGTAGCCTCCATACATGAGCGTATGGATGATTTGGTTGAGTGGTATTTGAAAGCGCGGTTGCAGAATTTTGAGAATGTGGTTTTTGATAACCATAGAAAAATTGACGACACAATGTATCTTCTTGATATTCGTGGTAAGACATATCTTGGTGTACATGGAGATTATGACGGATCTCCAATGAAGGTACAGTCATTACAAACAATGGCACAGGAGCCTATCTATGCCATTTTGTCTGGACACTTACATCATAATAAAACAGATAGTGTACAAGGCATAAAAACAATTATGGCTGGTAGCTTTTTAGGTATTGATGATTATTGTGTAGAGAAGCGTATCTACGGACAACAGCAGCAGTTAGTCTGTGTATGCTCCTATGAAGGTATCAAAGGTTGCTTTGACATTGACTTCGATACTAGGGCTTACCGGCAGCAAGGGAGTTGTAGTGTAGCTTGAGTATCAACAAGTCCGATTTAACAAATTTGTTGGCACAAAATAGAGGCTATAAGAAATATGCTATAAAGAATGCGTTAGATGACATTTTTGATGAAATTACAGAGGCGTTAAAGCGTGGAGAGAAAGTTTCGATCCGTGGCTTTGGAACATTTGAAGTTAAGACTTTCAAATCCCATGCCGCTGTGCATCCTGGCACTAAAGAGAGTATTATTGTGCCTAGTTATAAAAATGTAGTCTTTCGGCCTGGTGATGAATTGACCAGGGAGATTAGAGATCAATAAGAGCTGGGGCAAACGCCCCAGCAATTGTTACTATGGCTTAGAGGACGGAACGGGCAGCCGTCGCCATTGCTAGGAGATATGGGAGTGTCGTCCCATCTATACCATAGAAAAATATTTTTGTTATTTAGCAAAATGCTATTGACAAATCAGAATTTACATGTTATACTAAGTCATGTAAAGGAGATAGCTAAACAACAACTCCCCTCGATCATAGATTTTCAAATTGGAAATGAGGTGAGATTTGATGAAGAAGTTTCTGAAGATGCTGATTGAGAATTTCAAGGAATCTTGCGTTCTTATGTATGCACATATGTGATTTTCTTGAACGATGGTATGGCAGCACTAATAAATAAGTGCAATGTTACGAAGTACCGTAACAAGCTGGGGAATTCCCCAGCACCCGCTTTACCGAAACGATTAAGAAAAATACAAATAGATATGCCGGTATAGCTCAGTTGGGAGAGCAACTGATTTGTAATCAGTAGGTCGGGGGTTCGAGTCCGTCTACCGGCTCCAACATCATTCTTTTCTTAATCTTTGGTTAAATAACATTATATGGGGCTGTAGCTCAGTTGGGAGAGCGCCTGCCTTGCAAGCAGGAGGTCGTGGGTTCGACTCCCATCAGTTCCACCAGTTTGGCTGTGTTGGTTATGTTAGCGTTTGTGTGGTTCAGTTCATTACTTTTACTGCTATCTCAGCTAAAAACCAGTCGGGTATACACGATGTTTTGCGGACGCATGGCCTATATCGAAGTGTAGCTCAGTTGGTAGAGTACTCGACTGATAATCGAGCGGTCGGCGGTTCGATCCCGTCCACTTCGACCATTATGGGACTGTTCTGGGTTCGACGGAGTTTTGAGAGGATGAAACACGCAGGAAAGATGCCACCTTACGGCTCAAACTAAAAATTAACTGACAATACTAATACTGTTGTTACTTTCCATCCTGCTTTCGTAGCTATTGCTACTAAGGTTGCTGCCTAAATAAGAAAGCACGACGGAAACCCGAAACGATACACCCATGCCGCGGTAAGTATCTGAGGTTAAGAGATTGCGGTGTGTTGGTGATTTCCTTATTTCCAACCGTTCAAAAAAAAGTGAAATAAGGTGGTGGAGTGTGTACTATAATCAGTACGCCCTGGGTAAGAGTGGTAGTAATCGTATCAACCTATCGTAAGATAAATGATTAAGAACTACCTATTGCGTAAGAATGTTTTGTTCATGTAGGAATTTCGGACACGGGTTCAATTCCCGTCAGTTCCACCATATCTGGGTGTACGCCAGTTGGTAGACGGCGTGATTTGGGATCACGAGGCCGTGGGTTCGAGTCCCACCACTCAGACCATAACAATTGAATATTTGAGGCACTTACAGCAACAATACAAAAACTTTCTTGCCAAGAATTTAAGGAAATTTTGATGTGCCTTGTGTTGAAGTTAGGGACGCTTACAGCAAATCTTTATAGAAGATTTAATGAAAAAGTATCTACAATGATTTATTTTACTATCTATCATTGCTAGTAGAGTATCTATTGACGATAAGCAAAAGACGCTTGAACATAGCAGTGATAAAGATGATGCGTAAGCACAACGATTAACAAACCGATGATTCTATCGATTTGTTTAACACATTTCTTTTCTGCGTCCCGTCTATATTGTAAACCAATCATCCATTTGGAGTTAGTGCATGAGTGAAGAAAACAAGTTTGAAATTGGAAACAAGGCCGAAAAGCTTTATTTCAGTGTATTCGATATTACTACTAATCGTAGCCACTATCCTGTGAAGTACCGCCGTATGGCAGATAAAATGCAGGAATGTGTTCTTACAATCCACAGTGATGTATTGAATGCGAACTTGTGCAAAGTCGATTCTCAGCAAAGCCGATTAAAACGATACGATTTGCAGACAAATGTAGTTGCTAAGTGCAATACATTCGAAAGTCTTGTAAAGTACTGCATGCATGCCAGGTTGATTAGCTTTGCGACTGGTGAAGAATGGACAAGATTGGTACGCGATATAAAGTATATGACACTCGCATGGAGAAAAACCTGATTTGCCAAAAGGCTATACGCTGAAGCTCGTAACGTTTGCTACGTCAACTCCAATGGCATTCTGAACTGGAATGACTGTGACTACAGCAACGCTGTGCGCCCGTTCTGGTGGATTTGCGAGGACTATAAATCGATCTGTCGATTATAAGGAGTGCAATACCAATCATCAAAAGAGCGTATAACCTTTCTCATCATATTTGGTGGGATAAATACAAAAGAATAAATGACTGAGTTTCAGAAACTTACGAGCTTCGAAAATCTTTACTTGTCATATGTAAAGTCTATGCGTGGCAAAGGTAAGAAGAAAAGTGCGATGAAATTCGATGAGCTGGCTCTTGAAAACATCCTTTTGATTAAGGATCAGCTTGAGGATCGGTCATATGAAGTGTCGCCTTACTCAGAGTTCGTTGTTTCTGAGCCGAAGCAAAGAATAATTAAGTCAGGTTCTTTTCGAGATAAAGTTCTCCAGCATTGCCTATGCGACCATGTATTGTTGCCGAAGATGAGTGAAGAATTCATACCCGACAATTATGCTGGTCAATTAGGTAAGGGAACATTGTTTGGCCTAAATTCTTTGTCACAAAAGTTATATGATTTTTATGACAATTATGGATCGAACGGTTACATATTAAAATGTGATATTACCAAGTTCTTTTACAATATCAACCATGAAGTGTTAAAATCGTTAGTTGCTGAGTACTTTGCAGATGAAGGTATCAGGTGGATATGCAATCTGTTTATAGACAGCACGGATGGCTGCGGTTTGCCTCTCGGCAATCAGTGTAGCCAGGTATTTGCACTAATCTATCTGAATGGGTTAGATCATTACATTACAGAAGAGTTGGGGTGCAGGTATTATGGTAGGTATATGGATGACTTCTACTTGCTTTCAGAAGACAAGGAGTACTTAAAAGATTGCCTTATCAAGATTAAGAGTTACCTACAGAATTTGGGTTTAACTTTGAATGGCAAGACCGAGATTGTTCCAATGAAGAAAGGAATCAAATTCTTAGGATTTCATAGCTATCTCACAGATGACGGCAAGGTAATTCGCAAACTCACTGGCGATAATAAGCGGCAGATTAAAAAGCGTTTGAGAAAGTATGCAAAGCTTGTGTCTGCTGGAAAGATGGCTACAGAAGAGTTTTACGAGCGATATAATTCTTGGAAGAATCACGCATCACATGGTAATTGTTACAAATTGATTTGTAGTATGGATTCATTCGTTGAATCTTTACATATTGAAAAATGCTGCGGATAGTCAGCATTCAATATAGGGGTATAGCTCCAATGGTTAGAGCGTCTGACTGTTAATCAGATGGTTTCCGGTTCGAGTCCGGATGCCCCCGCCAGCGGAACAAAACTTTACAACTGTGAGTTTACAGAAACTTTGTGCCTGCACAGGATTCGTTTTTAGATCAGTTGATTCTTATGTCAGATAGGACAAGCGGTTAAGTCACGGGCCTCATACGCCTTGAGGAATGGGTTCGACTCCCATATCTGACCCCAATCGGCCTTACCATGTTGTAGGGTTCGACCAAGGATTTGGCATAGTCATTTCCTTCTTTATCGCGTCATGGTATAACGGCTATTACACCGGACTGTCTCTCCGGAAATCGGGGTTCGATTCCCCGTGACGTGACCAAGCCTTTTATATAATGGCTAATATGCTTGTTTAGCTCAGCAGGGAGAGCATATCCATTACAAGGATAGGGTCGGCGGTTCAAGTCCGTCAACAAGCACCATTAAAAATTAAGTTGAGAGGTATAAATCGTCGAATATCCAGAAGTGTATTTTCCGACGCATCATCGAGCAAAAGTAAATGGATATGTTGATCGTCATATTATTGAAGCAGAAAGCCTAATCGGGAGGCCATTAAAACCAGAAGAGGTTGTACACCATATGGACGAGGATAAATCCAATTACAACAAAGAAAACCTAATGGTTTTTGTAGATGGAGCAAATCATGCTAGGTTTCATAAAACCGGTATAATGGAAAGTACGGAAGAGCCTTATGTCGTGTTTTCTCCAAAACAATATGTCGATAGGTGCGTTATGTGTGGAATTCCTATTCGGAATACAAAAAGCAATAAATGCAGAAAGTGTCTGGCATTTAGTAGCAGAAAGGTTAATAGACCACAAAAACAAGAACTTATTAGTTTATTGAAAACAAATGGATTTTGTGCTGTTGGCAGGATGTTTGGAGTGTCAGATAATGCAGTAAGAAAATGGTGTAAGTACTATAATATTATGTAGGTGTAGCTCAATTGGCAGAGTTCCGGCCTTCCAAGTCGGTTATTGCGAGTTCAA